ATTAATTGCCTTTTCGTCGTATTTTTGGAAGGCACCGACCTTCTCTACCTTCTTGTAGTAGTGAAGGGCATTTAATATCAAAGTATAATCATCCAGCGTCAATTCAAAGTTCATATGATACCTTCAGAACACAAGAAGTGTAGTGTCTCCTTCATACTACCAATATGCCTATAACCAATATTGATTTGTGGGTATTCAGCATTTGTACCAAATTCTGCCTCAAATCCTCTTTGAGTGAAATGTTCATTGAGTCTATACTCAAGAAACTCACCACCCAGTGCTTTCAGAAGCATACCAATACGCTCACACTCTTGACTTCCGTTAGAATAAATTACTGCTGTTTCTGTCATAAAATTAATCCCTCTGACGCCAATCCTCAGGTTTGTCTTGGTTAAACCAATCTACAATCTCATCAGCACTACCAAAACCAGTGCGATGATTTGATGGGTCGGGGTCACCTAGCCCCATAATGTTCATAAAGTCGTCCATACTACCCTCAACCATATCAGGGTTAGCAGCACGACCTCTTGCTTTCTTAAGCATCTCTCTGGCAGAAGTATTTGCCTTAGCAAGTTTCTCTGCCCACACCATGTCTTCAAGACCTACTTCTTCTTGTAAGGCAATCTTCTTACATATGCCTTCAAGTCGAAGACGATACTGTGTGGATAACATATCAGTCCTTGTTATTCTCTATGTGGTTATTTATTTTTGCCGTCAACTCCCTTGCTAGTTTAAGAGAACGACGATATATTAGATATTTTACCACAGGATTGCGTGGGTCGTTTGTAATCAACCACACTCTTCCTTTGATAAAGTTCTTTGCTATACCAATCACATAATAAAAAGCAGCAGCAATGCTTTCATCTGACACGATGAAATACAATGCCACTGCAAACAGTGCAAACCATGCTAGTTGGATGGTCATTAGTGGAACTCCTGAACCCTACGCTCATCCAAATAACGGATGATTTCGTCCCTCCATTCCATCAACTCATGAAAACATTCTTGATTGTGAGCACACTGACGCAGTTCTGAATCTGGTTTCAATACGCTTTCGTAAAACAAACCAAGTGCATCTCTACGTTTTTCGTGTTTTTCGTTCATAATTGCCTCCTGTTGTACTATTTAAACTACTTTTTCTTGGACTTTTTGAGTTCCTTGGAAATGTAAGATCTAGCAGAGGTATAGTTCCGTGACTCATGCACGACAGAACCATTATGGATGATGGCAAATGATTTGCTTCCAATGATAGGAACAGCAGCCCACATGCCATCATTTGTTACATAACCTTCAGGGTCTCCTGGTGTTGGGTCAAGTATCCCAGGACGTTCAATAAAGGGTTTTTGAAAGGTCATTCAAAGATTGCGGTAACACTTACAACTTTTGCATTAGGATTGCGAGCAGTTGCTACTTCCCTTGCTTCCTGATAATTACGACAAATCACTTCCTCATAGAAGACACGACCAGCGACATAGAGTTGGACTTTGCACTTCATGGTTGTTTTCCTTGATGTTTGTATTATAGCAGTGCTTCCAATGGGTTCAGTGGTCGTTGTGACACTTTTTCATCTGACACAAAAGGATCAATCTTGTCATAAGACTCAACCCATTCTCTTGCCTTCTCAAAGTATTCTGGACTATTCTCAATCCCAATGTATTGACGGTTAGTGTTCTTACAGGCAATAATTGTTGAACCAGAACCCATACAATTATCCAAAACTACCTCACCCTCATTACTATATGTCTTGATAAAGTATTCAATCAGAGACACTGGTTTCTGTGTGGGATGAAACTTCAAGGGATCATCGTTGTTGATGACAGGAAATTGCAGAACATCACGAGGGTATCGTGTTGTCCCACCACCAGGATTGCCCAGTCTCTTGTCAACATGGTTATAATTGCGTTTTTTATCTGGCGCAGGCATGTTGTCCTTCGGCAGCACTGCGTTCATCGGTTTATGTCCATGTGTCATCTGGGGATTGTATGTTGGCAACTTACGATAAAACACCAGCACATTTTCATGCGCTTTCATTGGCATCTTCTTTGCATTAAGATGACCAGTAGCCTTATTCTTTTCCCAAATCCACTCATACTTGAAATACTTCAAGTTAGAACATGCAAGAATCTTATCAAACGGTGGTTGTGCAGTGAGAACAATCGCACCATTCTCTTTCACGACACGATTATATTGTTCCCACAGTTGATCAAAAGGAATTAGTGTGTCCCACTCGTTCTGGGTTGTCGCATAAGGTAAATCAGCGAACACCATGTCCACACAACCATCAGGAAGTGTGGACATGATTTTTATACAATCTCCCTGAAACAGTTGATTCATTCTTTCCAAATAGGTATATTATAACAGAAAAGTCAGCGACGCACAACCGATACGGCAGGCATACCCTGATTAAAAACGGTGTCAACGACCGCTTGGACGCTCTTGGCGGTGCTGATACCCACTTTATCATAGACGGGCACACACACCAGTCCAAACGTCTTCTGAGACCCTCCCAGACGAATAACCCGTCCAATACTTTGGGAGATACCAATGTAGTCCATGTTACGCATGAACAACACTGCCTCAAGTCCACTCACATTGATACCCTCGCTCAATATCGAATGGTGAAGAACAACGAACTTCTTGCTAGGATCTTTGCCCCAGGAGTTCAGAGTGTCAAAGAACACCTCACGGTTGACCTTCTGACCGTCAATGATAGCACCAGTCTTACTGGTGATATACATGCAAGAGTATCCACGCTCAGCAAGTTGTTGACGGAAGTCAGACTCACTCAGCAGTTTGACAATCTGCTTGGTAGAACGAGCACAGATAAGAATCTTATCCAAGGAGTTCTCATCAATGGTATCCAGCAGGTTCTGGGAGTCACGGTCAGCAATCATTTGCTTATCCTGAACCATGTCCAGTTGCTTGACAACAACCTTAGGAGGAAGGATATAACCTTCTTCTACCAACTTAGGAGCAGGAACGTTACAGATAACAGGACCATAAACCTCAGGGTCGTTCATCCCAGGCTTGGAAACAGTAAGAGAATGCTTAGGAGTAGCAGTGAAGAAATAGCAGCGAGTAGCAGTAGAAGAGAAGTGCTCCGTAGCAGGGAAAAAGTTACGTTGGACCGAATTGTGCGCTTCATCAAAGTAAATGGTATTGACTTCAATGTCCGCTTGCTGAAGACGCTGAAGCGAATGATAGGTGGTGAAGATGATTACATTCTCACCAGCAGTCCGTGCAGTGTTGACGAACAGATTGATCTTACTAGGGTTGGTAGTAGAGAAGTGATGAGTCTCACCACTGTGAACGTGAAGAATGTGAGTGTTAGTAGTATCAATAACCTCCAGAAACTCAGAGCACAACTGCTCAGCAAGAAGAATACGAGGAGCAACTACAACAATAGTGCTACCGTTATCAATATATTTCTGATTCTGAATGATGTCGTAAATCATACAAAGAGTCTTACCGCCACCCGTCGGAATAACAACAGTGCCTTTCTCATATGCCAGCATAGAATCCACTGCATCCTGCTGGTGCGGGCGAAGAGTAATCAAGAGATCTCCGTATCAATACAAGTATTATAGCACGGTGGGAACTCTACTGACGGTCCCTGTGACAGTTTCCTAATTGGTTCCGGTAAGACCTCAGAGTCTCATCTTCAACCGGGACAAAGGTAGTCTACACAGATTTTATCAGTCTGTCAAGCGTTCCCATTCAGAACCATTCCATATCCATGTCTTAAAGTTCCATTCATACCTGTCACCAACTTTAAGGTCATGTTTATCTGGTTCCGGAAACTCTGGTTCATTTGTCATATCTTTTGGAGTTTCTTCATCAAAATGTTGTATAATATGCTCATATTCCTCAGAAACCCAATCAACATCAGACTCCGACCATTTACCTAGTGGGCAGGAATCCAATGCAAACTTAACCTTTGCACCTAGAGGACATCCACATTCCTTACAACGATGCTGTAAATCATCATACTTAGGACATGATTTACATATTTCTAATCTTTCTCTTTGTATTTTTTCAGAGACTAATAAAGAAGCACCACCATTTGCAAGTGCTTTTTTTAAGACCTCAAAAGTAAACTTAGCAAGGTTTTTTCCTTGTTCTGGTAGAGAAGGATATTCGCTTTCCATTATAACTCAATCAACTAGTCTATCTATATCAATTAGAACCTTTGTATGCGGAAGAAACACCTGAAGTGTCAATAACATATCCAGAACCAGAAACTGCTGCTCCTGCTGCTCCAAGAGATCCTACAGAACTTCCATTTTGATTAACTGTTGATCCGTTACTTGCGTATCCAGGATATCCATTTTCTGCACCACTATTGTCTCCCGATTCTCCCCAATCTCCACCATTTCCACCTCTACCTCCAATACCAGCATTACCAGCACTAGAATGAGATCTGGATGTAGGACCATTAGTTTGTCCTAAAGTTGGTGCATTTTCGGCGTTAGTTTTAGTTTGCAAATAACCTTGACCAATTCCTCCAGCAGTTCCATCTCCACCATGTCCTCCGAAGGAAGTATTTGTTTGAGAACCAGTATTACTTTTTCTACAGGCAGTAACCTGTGCATAATTACTGGCATCATCACTGTAACAAACTCCATTACCATAAAATCCAGGATTTCCACCACAATTTTGACCACCCTCACTAATGTGTTTATAGCAGTTATTTACCCATTCTGCTCCAGCACTCTGGCAAGATTGTCTACAACGAGAATCATATGATCCAAAATAAGTTCCACCAGGACCACCAACTGATGTGTAGAAAGTAAAATATGTTGTATAAGAACCGTCAGAACCATTACCACCCCATCCACCGCCGCCGCCACCGCCGCCGCCACCATAAACTTGTGCGGAACCGCCAGAAGTTCTTACAGTAACTGTTCCAGTTCCATTAGTATTGATATAAAGTGCATTTCCACCATTTCCTCCATTGCCAGCATTAGAAATTGCACTACCATTTGACTGATTTTTATCTCCTTTAGAACCAGAAGAACCGCCAGTTCCAAGAACACTTCCAGTGATCACTAAAAGAACGTTATAAATCGCGGAGGCATCTAAACTTGCTGCTGCAGAACCGTTTGTAGATCCACTTGTTCCGGCAAGTGTTACTGTTTTGACAATGGTTTTACCAAGATTACCATTCCACAAACTAGAATTGGCAATATTTAAATTTAGATCCGTGTCACCGGAACCTTGATTTAGATTATAATATTTGATAGAGTTTCTGAATTGTGATGTTTTTAAGTTTGATGATGTTGCTATACTTGAATTCTCCGTAGCATCGGGAACAATTGGATCTGTATTTGTTGTATCAGTAACTCTTAAAAGTTCTGAAGCACTTACGGACCCAGAAGAAGTCTCTTTAAAGTTACTTCTCAACTGACTGAAAGATATAGATCCAGAGGAAAAATATGGTCCGACTTTGCTTGCTGTTAGAGACATATTAAGATAGGTTTAGAGTAGCGGTTAAAGCTGTACCTACAACTTGGAATACAATTCTGTCTGGTGAAGTTAGAACAGTTATTGATACTGCAGAATCTGTACTATCAGAACTATTAAAGTTTGCACTTACTGTTGCGGCAGTTACAATACCCGAAGGCATTGTTAATAAATCATCAACTACAACTGTATTTGCATTAAGTGTATTTTTAACTGTTAAACCAACAGGACTTGCACCATAACTGAATGGTGTGGTTGTTCCGATACCAACATAAGTTTGAATACCAATAGTTGGAATACTATCAAAATCTATACTTTCTGTTACTTTAAGTTGTGAAAGTGTGGTGATTCCTCCAGTATTATTAAGATTGGTTCCCGTAATTACTGATGGATAACTAATCGTACCTGTGATATTACCATCAACTGTTAAATCGGAATCAATATGGACATTACCAGTAACTGTAACTCCACCAC